ATTGAGCTCACGCATTCCGCGCAATCCCTTAATAAAGCCATCTGAAACTACGCCAAGTCCGAGACCTTCAAGTGCATTCTTAACTCGACCTTCAACGGCGCTATCTCCGGGTTTACTTGATAGGAAATCAGTAACAGGGTTTTGTAATGCAGGCTCCTGCTGGATAACATCGCTTAATCTTTGCTGAGACGGATCAAATGCGGAGAAGTCGGTCAATGCGCCTTTTGCTACTGTAGCAACTTTCCCGGCTTCGCCAACTGGTCCCAATACTTTACCGGCAAGCGCGAAACCTGTAATAAATTGAGAGATAGACCGGATCGCTTTCCCTGTTTCGCTGGTGGCTTCATCAGTGGTCGGGATTTTACCCTGTTCAACTCCGGCAACCGATTTGCCGCTGGTGAAATGGATGCCGTCATCATCCCAGCTTATAGCGCCAAGGTCAGCGACATTTTTATTAAGCCAGTCGGCCATATCCTGAGTCATTTTATAAGTGTTGTTTAGCGCATCGATAGCTCCGCCGACAACCTGCAATGGAGCCTGAACCACACCGGTGCCAACGTCTTTTGCTGCCGCTTCCGCAGTGGTGGCATTTTCATAAATGCTTTTTGCCGCTCTCGCTCCGGGTATTGCGCTTAATGCAGCGTTAACCAAATTATTACTGCCAGTGTCCGCACCTTCCTCTGTCTGAGTCTGCTGTGCTGGCTGCTGTTGCGCTGGCTGCTGCGGCTGCTCAGCCTGCTGTTGTGAACCCATCTGATTGAACTGCTCAAGTAACGATTGTTCTTCGAGCGCATCTTGCTTTTGCTGGTGGGCAATAGCCAAATCAGTTTTGTTTTGTTGATCTTCCGCAAGTGACGACTTCATGGAGTCGCCGGGATTTGGTACCTGACCGGAATAGGACATTATTGATTTCCTGTGTTAGTTTGTTTTACCTGATTAGCCTGTTGCTCAATATTATACCATCTGGCAATCAATGCAGCCTCTCTGTTGAATGTTTGCTTAGTGATTAACCCTTGCTGATATGCAGACAATGTCGCATTTTTTGTGGCAATCAAATCAGGATCATTACGGCTGCCAACCAGATAAAGAGGTTGTGGGCCAGCTACCAATCGTTTTTGCTCGTCATTCAGGTTAATGATCTGATACCGGCGTGATATCTCATGTGCCTTATTCATCAACTCGGTTGACGTTGCATTAGGATTCTTTTTGTAATAGTCGTCATATTCGTTCAATGCATCCGCACGGCGTTGGGTCGCACCTACAGATGGGTTCAATGGGTTAACCTGCATAACATCAGCGACGTACTGTTCCCCCTGCTTAAACGGCGTAGGAAGCTGGTTATGGCTTTCTGCTCTGTCCATTAAAGAAGTGTATGTCTTCTCGGTTATCATGTGGCTGGTTAGCGCCTTGCGCGCCTCGTCGGCAATATCGTCGCCAGCTCTCGCTTTAGTGTCGAGGTCGGTAAAGGTATTGATATCATCCTTGGCACTTGCTGACGTACCTGACGCTTTGCCAAGGAAATATCGATAATCATCTTCGGACATGTTGTCCTTCTGAGACTTAACCCAATCAACCGTCAAATTATTGTCAGCCAGTAATTCATCGCCTTGCTTAGCAACATTGGTTTGCACTTTCTTTTCAAGCTGTGCTGTCTGCTGCTGCACTTTTGCATCATTAGCAAGCTGGGCTTTATCGGCTGCCGATTTAGCGGATACCGCCATGCGATACATGGTCTCATGGTCTTCTGCACTTAAGCCAACGTCGCCTTTACTCATGAATGCAACGGCTTTATATGGATCGGACTGAATCATTCCGTAAACTTGTGATCGTCTCAGGTCTTCTAATTGTCCTTTGATCACATTGTCTTTGCTGGCTTCCGGAATAGGAGAATTCTTTATCTGAGTTTCAATATTCTTCGCCTGTTCGTCATAAGTCGTTGGGTCAGTGAATACTGAAATCTTAGCTGCATCCAGTGCGTCCTTATTGGCCTGCGCTGCATTGTTCGCCGTTATCTGTGAAGCATAATCAACGGATGACGCCAGAGCATTAGCGCGCATACTTTCAAATACTTTTCCGGCTGCATTCGCTGCCGTCTGGTTCGGCGCTGCAGTATTCACGTTTTCTTCCTGATCTTGGAAGAACTGAGCAACGCCTTTTAAGTAATCGGATGCAGTGGCAGAGTTCTGCTGCAGCTCAACTTTCTTTTTTGCCCAGTTAACGGATAGTTGTGACTGAGCTTGAAGCGCGTAATCCTTGGCAGCCTGTTGATCTGCTATCTGGATATGGTCATTAATAGCCTGAGCAAACTTAGTGGCATTCATTACCGCGCCAGCATAACCCTGTTGCGCTACAACCTGAGCCGGGCCAACTGCCTGCTTTGTTACTTTCTGACCGCCGCTTGTGCTCCACTCTTGAAATCTTGGCATGGTTCAAATCCTATTTATTAACATATTGGCTTGTTGAGGTTACGCTTGCCTGAGTAGTGCCAGACAGCCAATCACTAACTCCGGAGTAAAGTCCGGAGTACAGGGAAATATCCGAACCAACTCCGGATAATCCGCTCATCAAGATACCAAACGTTGAACTCTTTGATGATTCCAGACTTTCGGCGGTTGATTGCAAGTTTGCTGCCTGTCCGTAAGCATTGTTACGGGCAGTCATTGCGTCCTTGGTTCCCTGGTAAACTGTGCGCTTAATATTATCCAGAGCTGAACCTTCATTAAACACAACGCCAGAACCGGCAGCGCTCGCTTCTGCGCTACCTGCTGCCGCCCGTGTTTGGCTTAAAATGTTCTCTTCTTCCGCCATCCCAGCCCGGCGCGTTGACTCTGCCGATGCATAGTCAGCATTGGCCTGAGCCTGTAAGTTTTTATTCTGCTGTATTGACCCTGCAATATTGCTTAGTGTGCTGCTCATACCCTTACCCACATAATCGCATCAGCCCCGTGAGGCAAATACTTTTTCATGATTGATTCTTGCTTAAATCCTAGCATCTCAGCCCATCTTGCTGCCTGTTCAAATCCCAACTCTGTGACCATCTCACACCGCCGGACATTCATTTTTTTGATGTAGGATTCAAGTTCTCTTTTCACGCATTTATGGAAGAGGGGCCAGTGCGAAACGTCCCCGACGATCGCCCACACCAGCGCCCTACCATCCCATTGCATTTGCATCCCGATTGCAGCCTTTGGAAGAAAGTCTTCTAGGTAGGTCTTAGCCTCCGTCATCACTCCAATGTACTGCTCTGCCTTAACGTATTTCTTCTGCTTCTCTTGAACGTTTATAGCCCCGACATGCCACCATTCAAAATCTATCAGCATTTAGCCCTCGTTAGTATCAATCTGGGCGATTATCCCCAAAACTGTACACGGAGTTGGCAACCTGTGTTCAAGCCTAAACATGTAATCCATTGACCAGCCACCAACACCGGGTATCTTTGGCGTATCACCGAAAATCAAATCAGGCGGATTGTCCATGTCCCCGTCTGCTTCCCTCGTTAATACTAACTCTAAATCATCCAGTTTTGGAGATATTACGGCGGCACCTTCCGAAAGTGCGCCAAGCCCGTAATAAAGCCCGGCACCGGCACCATCGAGCCGCAGGATAACATTCTTAACTTGCTTTGCTTTACCCTGCCCGACTTGTGTCTGGGATCCGCCTTCAAAACGCATTGATTGATAAATGCTGTTAAAGTGAAGTCCTACAGTAACGACACTGGCAGAATAGTCGAGAGTAATGCCGCCACTTGATACCGTGCATTGTGGATGCACCGCACCATCAGCCAGAACGTCGACCGTGTAACCTTCAAGATGGTCAAGTCCTGAAATAGTCGTAGTTGCATCACCGTCATATTGCAGACCAGAATCAACAAACCAGGCGTCTGATAATGCATCACTACGATAGAAAAACGTTTCGAGATATTCGACGTAATAGGATCCGTTACGTTGAACGGCAAGCCATAGACGATCTTCACTGTCATATGGGATACAGCAAATAGTCACAACTTCACCATCACCGGAAACATAGCCAGAGTTAGTATCACCATTCGAATCTGTTTTACCTGAGATATCGTGCCTATGCCATGCATACACGTCTTCTTCGGTTTCGTAGGTAAGACAGGCTAAGTCTGTTCCTACAACCGCCCAGATAAGCGAATACGGCTCATTCTGAACCGTCATCTGAACCAGTCCATCGTGAGTGATATGCTCTGACACTTTGTTCAGGTCTTTTGCATAGAATCGGTCTGTGTTGTAGTCGTATGTCATCTGCCGTAATCGCTTGCCGCCAAGCTGTGGAAACAGAATATAGCCGTTTGACGAAATAGCGTCACAAGTACGTTTTGATCCATAGCTTGATGATGGTGTTACGCTGACATCGGTTGGAGTAATAGATGATCCGGAAGATGTGACAATAAACTCAGATCCGATTGTCCCAATGTACATTTTGTTATTAGCCGATTTCATCCAGCAAATAGGGTTTCGCTTAGTCGCCGCCAGTGTGAAGAAATAGCTTTCGCTGTCATCTTCATCCGTTGTACGTTCAAAGTCTTCGATATCATCCAGGGTTGAACCCCAGAATGACTGAGGATTATTTGATGTACCGCCAAATACTAACCGCTGCTGGTGGAATATAACTGCTGACGGGTATCCGGATTCATCGCTGAATGCACCAAATGCCCAATAGTCAGTCGAAACGCTCCCGTCAGTAGTGACATAACCGATCGGCAAAGCCCGGACAATCGTCGCCGTTACTTCGGTCGCTGACGTATAAGCTGTGATTTTTACATAGCCGTATGAAGTGCCAAGAAACTCAAGCTCTAATCGTCCGTCAGATTCTGTGCCACTAGTGTGAAGTGGAGACCATGTGCCGGTGTAAGTTGGCAAACTGGTGGCGCTACCGCTGGAGTCATACCCGGTAACTTCATAAACGTTGCCTTCGTAGGTAATATAATCGCCAGAATCATAAGTAATGTAATTCCCGGCGAAGTCGTGGCTCGTTGCTTCCCACGTATCCATGTTTGCCTCTGGATAGTAGGCGATTTTAAGCAGACGCCCGACTGATTCGGCCGTAAACTCGTCATCACTCGATGTGATAGTAACAGTCGTCCCAACGGTATTTGATGCCCCGGTAACAGTCATCGTGATACTGGTGTCTGTGTTATCGTCAAGGAACGGCCCGTTAACGAACGTCACCTCTGCGATTGTGAATGTATTCGTGTCAGTACGGGAGATTTTATAAACCGGGTGATCTGGATGCACAACATAGACAACGTCACCAGATTGCGCAATTTTGATGTATGGCAATTCGTCAACTGTGTAAGGTGTTGCCAGCTCAAACACTGTCGAATCATCATCCTGTTCTGTCATTATCCCGCCAAGCGTGAAGAACCGAAGCAATGAATCGGTAAAGCACATTACATAAGATTGTGTTTCATTAAAAATGAATGGCTGGAATAACGGCTTATCTGTGCCGATATTATAAACGAAATGGGTTCCGGGTCTTCTGGTCATAGGGCCGTAAACGGTAGGGATCCAATTAAGCATCTCTTTTGCGCCGGATGCATATTTCGGATAATCGATTCGTGCATCAAGGAATGGGCTAAGTTCGCCACCGTTAAAGCTAACCTTAGTCCATACGCTTTTTGTCATAGGTAATCACCCCAATAATCGTAATTAGAAACGCCTCGGCGGGCGAGTATCCAGCCTGATTGCTTAATCTCCGCTGGAGGTGTTTCCCGGCCGTTTGCTTCCATTGCTGCTTGTAGTTGGTTGGTATAGAACTGAGTTAATGTTTGCTGAGCTGTTACCGTAGTCGTTGCATAGCTCGATAACTCAATCGCCATTCTCCAAGCAAGCGCACTAAAAAAGTCAGGCGGGTATTCAGTCGGGTCTGTAACCTGCTGGACGTACAGGATATGTAAGGGGGCGGTGGTGTTAGTCAGGATGGAACCCCCTTCCACAGACCAATCATAAGACGACTTTAAGGCTACCAGCCTGACAAAATCTGATGGTAATGGATATTCGTAATCAAATGTTGAATCTGGTGTTGTTGTGGTAGCCGCCAGACTTGTGCGAGCAAGGGCAAAGCGCCAGTCATCAAGGCGCAATACTTCATCACGAACATGCGCAAAGACGCGGTTGCACCGCTTGCCGTTTGTCGTATTAGTCAGGTCAGTGATAGGTTCCTCACCCAATCGACCCAACGCCATATTGCATAAATCGACAACTGACGCCATGGTTTACCCCCGATATGCCTTGTAAAGTTTCAATGCCATATTGGCAACCAGTCGTTTTGCTTCCGGAAATTGCATTGATGACGGGATAGCAATGACTACTGACGAACTCGATGCATCGGCTACGGAGTCGATCACCGTGAGAACTTTGTCGGTCATATTCATTGAAACGTATTTGTAAGATGCTGTTTTCGCTTCGGCTGCTGCCACTGCGGTTTCTGCTGCCGCCAGTGCTTCGGCTTCGGTTGTTGCGGTAGAAGTATCGGCTTCGGTTGTTTTAGCTGTTTTCTTTGTTGCCATGATATTTTCCCTTTTAAAAAAGGGGAGCCATTGACTCCCCTGTGTTATTTACTTTGCCAAAATTATGCGTAGTCAGCCGTGTTTTCGATTGTGACAACTTTTGATTCTTCAACGCGAGTTGCACCAAGCATGACTTTTGAATAAACCTGTTTGATGTAGTTTTTGTCAGGACGTGGATCGATGCGTGAAAATACGCTCTGACCGTCACTACCCCAAATGCCCATGGCAATACCTGATTTCTGGTAGATGTAGGCATATTTTGAAGTTGATGCAGTTGCGTCAGGTAGCTGAGTAGAGATAACCCAGTTCAAACCTAAATAGCCTTGCAGTGCCTGAGCCATCTGACCGGCCAACGCTTTTGAAGTGTTGTAGTCAGATGATGTGAATTCAGGGTCATCTAACAGGATACGAGCCATTTTTGGAGAAATAACGGCCCAACGATCCATTGCATCAACGTCGTTATCATCCAAAACTGTGATTGCATCTTTCATCAGGTCTAGAGTGAATGCAGTGGTTGATGAACCAAGAGCATTATCTGAATCAAATGAAGTGGTGGTTAATGAGTTGAATTTCCCAGTTGAGCAATCTGCGGTTAGTGCTGTTAGGATGACAGAGTCATACAAACGCCCAAGTGCTGCGGCCTGACCCATAACCAGAGGGTTAGTAGGGTCTGTAATAGTTTGGAGTTCGTCTTCACGAGCAACTGCCAGAACGTTTTTATAGTCAGTTGGGAAAATCCAACGGGCTGTTTTATCGATTGTATCAAATGCAGTGTCTGCGGTAGGGTCGGTCAACTCAGCAAAATCAGTAGTGCCATACTGAACAACGTGTTGAGCCTGCTCACCGAAACAATCCTGCATTGTAACGGTACGCATAAGTTTGGAGATTTTCTGTTGTGAAAGTAGTGCCACGTTCTGTGAGAACTGGGCAACATAGATATCGGAGTTATAACCTGTAACGGCCATAGTGACTTCCCTCAAATTAAATTAGTAGTATCGGTTCTTTTTGCCTTTTCTCTTCCGAGGGGCTATTTGGGCAACGTATTTTGAGGGACGTTGTGCTGTGTCTCCACAGCGAAAGGTTCTAGCGCGTCTTGTCTCTTGTTGCCCTTACATTATAAATCAGTTTCGTGAATTAACAATAACTTGGTTTAAATCCATCATCTGCTGCACTGCTTGTTTGTGAGTAGGTGATTCTTTGTTGAAATATGCATTCATGAAATTAGTGTCACGCTGAAGCTGCGCAATTTCATTTTTGGCTTCTGACACGGTCTTACCGTTAAATGAACTTCTGCCCATTCCCGGCTCAATCGTTTTGCCTTCCGAAAGCACGTTTCCTATTTTTGCCATCATCTGCATGAATGGTGCCGCTTGACCGGACGCCTTAACGCTTTGGAGAATTTCCGGCGTTACACCGAGATATTCGCCTGCACGGTCGATGACTGATTTCGTGTAGTCAGCTTTGCTTCCCCAGGATTTAACCAGATCCCCGACTTCCTGAGCATTCTTTGCGTCGATCGCTTGTGTCTGTTCTGCTGCAATGTTTTGGATCTGTTCATTGAATTCACCATACATAGCTTTGGCGCTTGAATCAGACATTCCTGATTTGTAAGCGGCCTGTTTGAACCAATCGGTTAACGCTGGGATGTCATCCTCACCAGCTTCAATTGAGTATTTTGATGCATCTTCTGGGCGCCCAAGCCGGTTATACAGCTTGTTTGTGTCTTCTTCTGACATATCAGCCCGTACCCGGAATAACTCGTCAGACGGAACACCGTTCATTTTTTCTAATGATTGGTATGAATGCGCCAGAGCTTCCGGGTCTTTAAACCCTTTGTGTTGCAAATACTCACGAATACCTTCATCTTGGAATTTACTGAACCAAGTTTCTTCTACTGGTGCGGCTGTCTGCTGTGGTTCTGCTGGAGCCGCGTTATCAGTAGTTGGTGCTGCACCGCCGGACAATGTATTAAACATTCCCCCGGTTGTGGATTGTTCACCGCCTGCTGGCGCTGCTACTTCATCAGTCATAATAATCCTCTGCTTTTTCGTTTAATGTTGCATTCTGCGTGATGTTGTCGTTTAACGTTTCGACTATCTCACGCGGCGTTATGTCAAGGTGCTTTAACATGTGATAAACCACTTGTCTGCGCCCTTCCATTATTAGCATAGTGTCGTGATCAACTGTCATCACTTCATTATGCTCCCCGTAACCGGCAAAGCCGACAAGGTCACGCCTTATCAGCTCGCCGAAATCCTTTAACTGGTCTTTATCCAATGAATCCTGTTCTAATTCCCCACCTAACAGGACACGATAGGCATTATTCAATTTAGCCAAAAGCTGCTTTGTTGTTAACTTCTGTATTATCCGTTTAAGTATCATACAGCCTCAAATTCTATTTGGAAAAATCCGTCCACATTTGTGGTGGTTGAACCGTAATCAGTGAAGACAAAATAATAGGTGCCTGCTGCCAATCCTATCTTAGTACCACTTGCTGATAACCCTGACGGCGCACCATCTTTAATCACGCCACCAGTGACAACAACCTGTGCATCACTTCCTAATGCATACTGAGCAGAACCGGCTGTAAACGTAGTGCCATCGGCCGCCCTGGAAACAGTAATACCAGAATCTGGAAGTGCTGTCAGTTCTGTGGGTAAATTCTGATTCATATTGTATAGTTTTGCGGTGAAGTCAACAAAACCAGTTGTGCCAGCCGTTACCGTTTCTGTTCCATCAGAAAGATATGGTTGGTATCGACGCCCGCCAGCATAAAGCTGCATGTTACGCCCGGTAAGGTTCATGTCATTAGCAAGCACTACCTTATAAATGATCTGGTTTGCGTATGGGATAGCCTCCGTCCCATTCAGTGCAGTGGCATCCGTTGAGCTATAAAGAAACTCATCGATAAAACGCCATTGAGCACATTCGGCAAACGTTCTTTGTTCCTGGTCATTCTTAATACGAAGCGTTGACGGATATTGTCCAGTGAATGCGTTACCAATTTTCTCTTTTAAAAATTTCCACCCGAATACGGTTTCCATGATGATTTACCTTATGTTGCTGTAACGAAATCACTTTCGCTAAAGTTATAATAAGTGACGCTATCCGCCACACCACCACTAATATAACCGTCATCTAATGGAATAGCTAAGTCTTTGAAAACTAAGTTCCATATGTACCCAGTAAATAAATAACTGGTCGACTGGTTATAATTGCAGCCTATATTTTTTACTTCCCCGGCCACCGTTGCGGTGATAACCATAAGGTGATCATCACTATCAGATGTAATCGTATCCCCTGTTGCTACGTCCTCCCCGTCAAGTGTAGCAGTGCATCCGACAAAATCCCATGTAGCACCATCAGATCCAACCCTGGCGCAAATGCGGTTAGCGCTGCTCGATGAATCGATAATCGGAGCATAAGCTACTAGTGTGCTGCTGTTGTAATTGAATTTAAACGAAAGCGTATCACCAATACTCATTGATTCAGCGGTGTTGATCTGAATGTAGTTGTTTGTCCCATCGAAGTACGGATAGTAACGAGTGTATGTCGATTTATAGTCATTAACGAATGTGTAATCTTTCGGGCTGTCGTAAATAACAACCTTCGCATTCATTCCTTTCTTTGTGCTCTCGTCGACGAACTGGACAGGCATCCAATCCTTATTCGTTGTATCGTCGACAATCCTTACCTTGATGTAATCTTTTTCATCATCATCAGTAACCAAATTGAGTGGCAAGTAGCCATTTCCGTCTGAGTCAGTCGCCATTATTGATTCCCTAACATGCCAGCCTGAGACAGGTCGCGAGCTGCGCCAGCCAATGCCGGAGCCTGTTCAATAAGCTGCTGTTGCTGTTGCTGCTGATTACGATTCTGCTGAATGCTTTGCACATCATCCGCTGAACGTAATGAATTAGCCGGAGGGACAAGCACTTCCTGCATTGTTTTAAGGTTCTGCGACCAGTTAATCCAGTCAAGTACTGTCGGGTCATACGATGCCGCCTGAGCCGCGTACTGGGTGATCTGATTAATGGCATTAACTTCTTCTGACCGCTGAGCACGGGTAAGCGGAGAGTTGAAGATAATTGAATATTCGCCGCCTGCTTCTTTCAATACATCTGGTATTGTCGGTAACAACCGCTGTCTGGTAAGAATACCAATCTCACGTTCAATCATCACTGAAAGGTAATCAGTCTGTAACTGTGCGTTAACTGGGGCCAATAAGATGCCGCGCTCCTGAGTCCGAGCCAGCACTTCTGTGGCTGTCATTGATGGAGTCTCAACCAATACCTGGAACAAGTTAAGCAGGAATGCATCATTGATTGCTTCCCGTGAACCTTGAATCATGTTCTCAGCCACTGACGGATTGGCTCCGATCTGCAATGGGTGCAATGTCTGCTGACCCTGAGAGTTAACCGCGCCGAATGTCACGCCGCCCGGATCCATATTGATAGCCAA